TTACAGTTTCAGTCCAGCCTTCTTTAGTGAATAGCTCTACGCCTTCGGCCATTCCAGATGAAACTGTAGCCAGTGCTGATCCTGCAGAGAATGCAATTAATCCTAGACCCAATGCGCCGAGAGTGCCGGCTACAACAGCAACATCTCCGGCTGACTCAACATCATCCTTAATAGCAAGGATCTCATTGACATTGGCACGAACCTTCTTACCGTCTAAGTTATCGATAGCAAATAAAAGAGCTGCCAGGCCAGCAAGACCAATGCCTGCTCCGCCTAGAGCTGCGCCGGCGCCTACACCTACTCCTCCAGCAAGAAGACCGGCGCCGGCGCCTAGTCCTCCTAGGCCCATGCCCAATCCACCGAACAGTCCACCGAATCCACCTAATCTGCTGCCGCCAGCTTCAGGCTGGCTCCCTGCAACCCCTAAGATTCCTCCAGCAGAAAGCCTGCTGCGACGTTCAGCTTCTCTTTGATTTTCAAGAGCGTCTAGCCTGTCACCTTTTACTGCAGAGACTAAGACTGCAAAATTAGAGTTGAACGAGCCAACAATCGCACTGGTAGATTCTCGAGTAGCATCGATGTTCTCAGTGTTATTTGATTTTAACTGTTCAGCAATGTCTTCTAAAGTAATAGCCATCTGTTATCTTCTTTGCCGTTGCCTGTCTAGTTCTTGTTCAAGGTAGTCGTTCAGCAGCATGATATAGATGTCTCTTTCCCAAGGTACCATATTTTCAATCTCGCTTAATGAATATTTATGGTGTTGCATTAGATGAAAATTGGTTTTAAAAAAATTAATCATATTATTATGGGAAAGACTTATTGAAAAAAATCGGTTGTACCTCTCATGCTGACACTGTTTTCATGTCCACATGACGAGCACTTCCACTCGATAGTATGCTCAAGGTTTGGTACACTCGCTACAAACTCTTTGAGAAGATTGAACTGAGACGTTGTGAACTGCTCAAGGAACTCAACCATCTCTTCATATGAGTACTCAGAGATGTCAATCTTCTCATCGTCTCCAACCATAATGTAGTCAATGCATGAGATACACGCACTAAAGATGTTTGACATAGTCTTTTCATTTTCAGACATAGTGTCAGGATTCTGAGTCATATCTATCAGGTCAATGTAAGAAGGATACTTCATCTTGATCTTAATGCTGTCTGTGATCTGAATAATGTTCTTATTCTTTTTAGGAACAACCGGAGGTTTGATGGCATTGAACTCAAGAACATGCGGCTGCTGGTTATTGCACTCTTTACAAGAAACATTAAGCTCTACAGACTCTCCGACAGACTTTGACCTGATCTGTAGAAACATATACTCAATATCAAATGTAGTTAAAGACTTGACACTGCTGGTAAAATCAACAAGGCAGCTCTCTACAGTGTTTGCAATAGTATCAAGAATCATCTTAGCATCATTTGATTCCATTGCCATCATCATGATCTTTTCTTCTTTGACAAGATAAGGTCTGAACTTTACCTCTTTTCCTGAGGAAGGAATGACCATACTATAGTTCATAGAATCATTAAACTTAGGTAACATAATTTACTCCATTAAGTAAAGTTTTGTGTCTGATTAATCAGCCTCTGTCTTGTATTTTGAAATTCTCTAGAGCCTTCTTTAATAGTTTGAAGGTCAGGTACTTGAGGACTCTGAGGCTCGAAGTATGTGTAGGAAAAATCGATAGTGAGCTCAGTGATTGTGTTTGCATTTCCATCTGCCAACTGAATGGCACTTACTGTTCTAGGAAAAGCATCTCTGAGTTTTACTTTATATGCTGTACGGTTGTCACTTTCATTCAACTGAGATATAGTGACGTCCCTAGCGTATTCCTTCTTGTATCCCATTTCAAAGTTCTTGGGATTGAGGATTCTAGTCTGCCATTCCCAGAAGTACCTGTACGCAGTATAATCATTGTCTAGTCTAAACACCATCTGAACCTCATCATTCACAAACCCGTATGGCATCTGCTGAGTCACCATTCCGATAGTTCTAGATGCTGTAGTCATCTGCCTTCCCGGCATGTTGACTGATGTGCAGAACATGGATACTCTTCTGGACTCGTTTAGATCTACTCTAACTCCTCCTGGCAAGTTAAGAAGGCCAATCTCAGGAAAGTTGACTCTTTCAATTCCTGCTCTTTGCAGAGCTGTATCAATAAATCCGGTTGCAGCTTCTGGAACTAGATTACCGAGCTGATCTAGAACTCCACCAACATCAAAGTTAATGTTCTGCTGACCTGTAATGTAATCAATGATAGCGCTGGTACTTATTCTAGGAATAGTATTTAGCGGAGGCAGCTGCACTTCAAACCGATCGGCTTTAGCAAAGCCAGATTTAATGTTTGATTTAAGTTCTTCGATACTAGCCATTAAGCTCTCATCTTTCTTTTAGAATCCCTGTAGACTGTAGATCTACTTGCTTTCTCAAAATCAGCCGTAGGTAAGAACGTAGCGATCTCCCACTCCGGCGCATCGACTTTAGCAAATCTAGATCTCACATGAGATGTGAGGTATCTCTTAAAGCATGGTTCAAATGCCTTAAGCTTCGATGCTCCTTTGAGCATCTGATAGGAGATTCTAAAGCGAGTCGTATCATCATATCGTCTATTATTTATAGTATCGAGCAAGGAATCTAGCAACCTGGCACGTAGATCTAGAGGCAAGTAGTGTAGATTAAGGCCATAGAATCCCTTGGGAGCAGGCTCAATCATGATAGTTAGTGGAAACCTATCGTAATATGGAAGCGTGTCTTTAGTCTTTGGGTCGTAGAAGTACATGAACATGTCACCGACTCTAGGCCTGTTTTTTAAAGTCAGCGATTCATCTCTTAAAAGCTGAGCTCTATTAGGCTTGAGCTGCTGCGCTTTCTTACGGAACCAAGCCATCGACTCTTTTGATCGCGGTGTGATGCCGGCACGAAACGCTTCGAGTTCTATCTTATCGAATAAGCTTGCCATCTATACCTTCATTCCCATTTGTCTTAGTGTATCTTCTGTCCAGATTTGAAATTCCCAGCCACGGTCTAGACAGTATTCCTTGGCCGCTTTCCACTTGCACTGATTACGAACATACTCTAATGACTCACTGATGAATCTCTTAGTCTTCCTCTTACCAGCCGGAGGCTTGGTCTGCTTCTTCGGTTTGATCTCAACTAAGATGGTTTTACCTTCCTTAGTCTTGATCTTCAAGTCCACAAAGTATCTATGGGCCCTGTTATCTACAGCACTGATGTACGGGATAACAGTTTCTTCAGAGCACCATGATTTAATTTGACTCTGATTCTCACACCACATAAATGCAAACTTTTCCCAATAAGATCGATAAATAACCTGAGTATGATCACCTGAATACTTCTCTGGTTTCTTTACCTTGTATCTACCCTTGTAAGTTTTCATAGAATCCATATAAATAATTTAAATTCTATATATTTATTCAGGAACAGCACATGCCTTCACTCAGAAGATCAGAGCGTTTTTACCGTTATCCCTATGAAGATAACGATGGAATGGCATCAGAAAAATATGCTGGACAGATTACGTTCACTGCTCTTCGTAGAACTACCAGCACAACTACATCTAGACCAGGACCAGATGCATTAGGATTTCCACAGTCTCCTACTTCTACTCCTAAAGTAAAAAGACATCCTCAGGGCACAGTCGAGTTGGCTCTTCCTCCTGGATTGTCATTTTCTGATGGGATGGACTATGAAGGTGCAGTTCTAAATAGACAGAATGAGGCAGCAAGGCGAGCTGCAAACGCACTGACCGGTGCAGAAGGATTTGGCGGAAGAACTTCGGCTCTTATAAATGAGATAAAAGGAGCAGCATCTGAATCTCTTTCGCAAGGACGAGGTGATGCAGTTGACGTTGCGGTAGGACAGGCTCTGAGATTCGCTGGTGCTTTAACTGGAACTCAGTACGGTGCCATTGTAGGATCTAACCAAGTTGCCAGGAGCCACACGTTCTCAATGTTTAGAAACGTAAACCTAAGAACCTTTCAGTATAACTTCAACCTGTTTCCAACTTCTCCTGCAGAAGCTGAGCAGATTGAAGGAATTGTAAAGTTCTTTAGAAAGCACATGTATCCTGAAACTGTGGGTGATAACCTCTTTGGTGCATTTAAGTTTCCGACTATCTTTGAGATCCAGATGCTGTATCAAGGAAGAAAGATCAAGCCTCTTCTAAAACCCTGCTACCTGACAGGAATGAACACGACATACAATGGAGAGACTACATCATTTCACCATGATGGTAAGTTTACTCAAACAACTATTTCTATGTCTTTCCAAGAAGAGCACAACCTTGTCAGAAAAGATATTGAGGAAGGATTCTAATGGCTTACTTTGAAAACTTTCCACTGATCGACTACTACTTTGGTAACAAGGTAAAGCCTGTAAAGTTTACAGACATGAACGTCTATGTCGATCTAATCGATCAGATTAAAGACGATGTTGGTTCTTATACGTACTACGATATCATGGACGGTGACCGACCGGATCAGGTATCGCAGTATCTCTACGATACTCCTGAATTCTACTGGACATTCTACTTAATGAATGATAGCATCAGGCTTCACGGCTGGCCGCTCAGCGATCAACAGGTAACTGAGAAGGCTAAAAAGGATTATCCAAATACCGTCATCATCACGAATAATAACTTAAGTGATGTGTTTAAAAGGGGCACGGAGGTTCACGGCAGAACTTCTGGTGCAAGAGGAACCGTAGTTACAAAGAGACTTGATCTTAACCAGCTTATCATATCTAAGACTGATAGCCTGTCGTTCATTGAAGGTGAGGTTCTTGAAGATGTGAGTACCGCTGCAGAAGTTATCATCGGTTCTGTGGTTCTGGAATATAATGCTGTACATCACATTCTAAACTCTCAAGGCGACTATGTGGATGCAAACTCAAGCTTTGCACCTTCTATCTCATCAAATACAAAGTACGTCCTGTATGATACTACAGCCGAAGACTACAATCTTGATACTATATACGATACCATGACTCTTGCAAACGCTGATGCAGAAGGCGATGAAGTTGGAAGAGAAGTTACTTTCTACACCATCATCAATAATGACGGAGAAGATACAAGCAACACTCCAAGTGGGTTCTATTATTATAATCCTGATACAAGTCAATATGAGCTCTATAACAACGTCAGTACCTATGTATCAAGCGCGACTGACTATGTAACTGATGATTATGTTCCTGAAGGATTCATTGGTTACGATGACACTCAAACGTTTTCTACTGAAGCTGCGGCTCAGAACTACTACGGCACTCAGCTTCAGTCGTACATCAAGGACAACTTTAATACACTGACACCAGTACTCTTTGAGCCTATAACTTTCTTAGAAAGGGTCAAGGATCAGAACGATGCAAAGCTTCAGCTTAAAGTCATTAAGCCAGACGTGATTAATCAAGTCATCAATTCATATAACCAGGTTGTTTTAGAAAGTCAGGATGTGGCTCAAGAAAACATTGTCACTAGAGCTCAGCAGGGACTAGGCACATACACTGCCACTGCAGTAAGTGGATAACAGATGGCCACTGGATTATACAGCTCACCTTATGACTATGGTAATCAGAAGATTGAGATCAGGTCTCCGGCCGGAAGGTTTGAGACTATCGACATCTCTCTTCAGGTAGTAGAGTTCTCTTTCTTTGAAAATGTTGCAACGCCATATGTGACAGGCAATATTGTCATATCTGACTCAAGTAACATGTACAATCATGTTAACTTCATTGGTCAGGAAGCAATAGACTTTATAATCAACGATGTTAATGATAAAACTTTCTTAAAGAAAAGCTTTGTTATCACTGGTGTTGAAAGGTACAAGAAGGGAAATGACTCTGTTGCATATATTGTACTGAACTTCACTGAGGAGCACCAGCTTACATCTGAAATAACTAGGTTTAGTAAGACCTATCAAGGTAAGATTGAAACCATCATCTCTAACATCATATCTGAAAATTTAAACAAGCAGGTTGAAGTTGAGTCTTCTTTTCAAAATGCAATCAGGTACCTTGCGCCTTATACTATGAGTCCTATTGAAATGAGTAAGATGCTGGCTGGTAGGATCACCACGGCTAAAGGATCGCCGTTCTATCTCTACTCATCGCTAGCAGAAGAATCCCTGAGGCTCCAGTCTCTTGAAAGCATGCTGGCTGATTCTCTTTATCCTTCATTAGAATTTATGTACATATCACCTACGTCTATACACGAGTCAGATCTTGATACTTTAGGAACTATCCTTCTTGCGATGTCAATGTCTAAGAATGAAAATGTTATTGGATTGATGAGAAACAACGTGTTTGGATCTCAGCACTTGTGGTTAGATACTAACAAGACGATATCAACTGAACTTCGCCATAGGTTCGATCAGAGTGTCAATGACTTGCCTAGGATCAACGGTACAACTAACTACGATTTCGACTTTGCGGTGAACTCAAAGGCATATCACCAGGGCGTTTCTTCAATGTGCTCATACGTCACAACAACGGGTCTGTTTGATAATGTCAACAGCCTGCATGAAGAAACGGTATCTGATAATCACCAGAAGAAGGTTCAGTCCAAGTCCTTTAAATCACTGATCGGAAAGACTCAGATGGATGTGACTATTCCCGGTTATCACTTTATGAAGTCTCCAACTCGCATTCTTGGAAAGATGATCAGGATGTATGTTCCTAAGAACATCGTTCCTACAGATGAGGCAAATGTCAGCAGGAATAGCCTGGCAGATAAGAAGCTGACCGGAAAATATCTAGTGTTTGCTGCGAGACATGTATTTAAGAATGGTAAATATCACGTGACTACTAACGTGAGTAAGTATGATAATCTAAACAATCTTTCAAAAGAGAGGTTGAATGTAGTGTAATGAAGAACTTTTATGGTGACAGCACAAGATGGTTCATAGGAATCGTTGAGGATAACATGAATGATCCTCTTCAGTTGGGAAGAGTCAGGGTCAGGGCATTTGGGATTCACTCTCCTTTTCTATCTGACATTGCAACAGAAGATCTTCCATGGGCTACAGTGATGGTGCCTGCTACAGAAGGTGGCATATCTGGAGTAGGAAGAACACCAACTGGAATCGAGCAAGGTGCCTGGGTGTTTGGTGTATTTTTAGATGGAGAAGCATCTCAGAACCCGATGGTGATGGGAACCCTGCCAAAGATCGAGCTTCCTCAGGAAAATATCAATCCACTTCCTACTACACCTAATGCAGGTCACGGGGATGTTAACTACTCGCAGCCATTGAGAGGGAACAGCAACGCTGAAAAGACATTCAACGCTGCATTGGATAATGGATTCAGTGATGTGGTTGCAGCCGCTATCGTCGGTACGCTGGCCACTGCCTCTAACACTGAGCTCAACCCTCAACTAGAAACTTTTATTGAATCTGCTATTGAAGGACTTGTGTAATGGCTAAGACACAAAAATTTGGAATTGCTGGATGGTCCGGAGAAAGACTTAAAGATTTCTTCGAGTTCTGTTCAACTAATGTTCTTGATCCATATAAGATTGAGACTCAGATACAATACGTTCTATATGAGTTAAAGACTAAACCAGAGCTGAACTCAGGTAAGCTGGCCGCAGCCAAGTCAGTGGAAGAGGCAGTTGACATCTTTACTAAGGAATACTTAAAAGTCACTGACTCTAAAGAGATAGCTAAGACAAAGAAGTCATACTCATATGATGCGTTTGAAAGGTTCGGCCAGTAATGCTCTTGAATGTACTTTCCATTGGATCAAAGGTCGCTTCTCTTGTAGGTGCAGGAGGAATCTCTTCTTTACTTAGCAATGTAGTTAACATTGCAGGTCTGGCAAAGAGCCAGTTTGAAAAACTCAGGAACTCTCCGCTTGATGCTTTAAGAGGTATCAATAAGCTCGGAGTAAACGTTGAGTTTGTTTCAGATGAAAGGTATGACAGTAACGGTGAGCTTCAAAGAAGGTTCAGTGTTGGTCTTGTCGGAGACAACGTAGAGAACTTTCAATCTTTATTTAAGAATCCTACAGTAGAAGGTGCAGCCGACTTCTATAGAAGCACCTTAGGTGGAGCCAACTTAAACCGGACTATCACGGCAGTTACAACGGACGGGGCCAAGAGCGCAGTATCAAAAGTTATTGCAAGAGATCCAGACCAGAACTATACGACAAAAGTATTTACGGATAAGCTCGTGGACTTTTCAGAAAGGCTTTATGATGGAGTCTCTGACGGCTCGACTAAGATCGGTCTTCTTAATCAAGCTGCGGCTGAGATCGCTAAGGCGGAAGAGGTGATTGAAGACACTATATCCAAAGGCGAGTCTCTGACTAACAGCATCTTAGGCGATGCAACTTCTACTGAGAACCTAAGTGATAAGATTGAGCTCGATCCCAAGTCCGATGTCTTTGGTCTTTCAAGCATCGAGACTGTTGATATGAAGAACCTAAGCAGCAAGACTATCCTTAAGACGTATGAAGAGATGGAAGCTGCAATAAGATCCAGCACTCGTGAAATCACTGAAGTCGTTGTGCACCATACGGATACCTTTGAAGATCAGCCTGTAGACTATGACGATGTATATAAGTGGCACAGCGCCAGGAACTTTTCAGATGTAGGTTATCACTTCCTCATCCTTCGAAGTGGAGACTTACAGGTCGCACGTCCTATATCCAAAAAAGGTGCGCACTGCCTTAAAGGGCATAATAACTACTCTATAGGAATCGCATTTGTAGGCGGAAGAGTAGGATCATCTAAGAACGGTGGATCAAAGAGAAGCTCAACCACCTTTAGACCTGAGCAGTGGAACACGTACAAGGCATTCATGAGAGCCTTCTATTCAGTCCATCCAGGCGGGCAGGCGTGGGGCCACAACGATATTGATCCTGAAAGAAGATCTGATCCAAACTTTGATGTTGTAGCATATGTCGAAAACAGCTTTGGTAAAGAAAACGTACAGACCCCTGAACAGGCTAGATCTACAGGCGGTCTATCAATCGATGAGATTATAGAGAGACAGTAATGGCTGGTACTATTGCATATACAGAGATCTTAGGATCCGGCAGCTTTAAAGATAAATCCGGCGGATTTACTAAAGTTCGACTGGCCGATGGAACTATTCAGACATTTGAAGGTGACCGAGCCTTTAGAAACAATAATCCGGGAAACCTGACTGGTACTGCAAGAGGTGCAGAGAATCTTGGCGCCATAGGTGTAGACTATGGTGGTAACTATATCTTCTCATCTATGCAGAACGGCTTTAATGCGCAGAGGCAGTTCGTACTGAGAGAGCAAGGAGACAAGACTCTTGCCGACATGGTTGCGACATACGCTCCTCCTGGTGCAGACAACGATCCGTTTGACACTAACAAGACTTATCCTGAGTACCTAAAGGGTAAAGGGTTTGACCTCAATACTAAAGTAAAAGATCTTCCTATCGCAGAACAGGAAAGACTCCTGGCCGTAATGATTCAAAAAGAATCTAAGCTGTCTGATGAGATCCTCGCACTGGTCAACGTTGGAGACAGGTCTAACTTAATATCAGGCCAGCAGAGAGCCGAAGCTGAAGAAGGTGAAGACGGTGTCAGCTCACTTTCAGACGATGGAATCTCTGGTACAACCGAGCAGAGAAACGATCAGTCCTTAGCGCCTGAGACTGTAGGATTCAAAGATCCGTTTAAAAACTTTCCTAGGCAGGACTACTACAATGAGGCCACAACCAACAAGGCAGCCAGAGGCCAGTGGGAACCTAAGCTGCAGATGGGTGGTGGAAGCTATAAGGGCGGATCTTTGTTTCCTACCGAAGCTAATCCAGAATACCCCTACAATAAAGTAACTGAGACATCGAGCGGCCACAGGATTGAACTGGATGACACTCCAGGGAAAGAGCGTGTTACGATGGTGCATACTGTAGGATCTGGCATGGAGTTTCATGCTGACGGTATGGTTGTATTGAATGCACATGATAAGATGGTGCAGGTTGTAGGAGATGACTTTACTGTGTATGTCAGAGGTAACGGTGATGTTACCTTTGAAGGAAACCTGAACATGCATGTTACAGGTGACTATAAGCTCAAGGTGGATAAGAACTTTATCTTAGAGGTAGACGGCAAGTATATTCAGACTATCGGTCAAGGAAAGAACGAGACTGTAGAGGCAGATAAGATCAGTACTGTTGTAGGTAACCTTTCCGAGTCTATTACTAAGAACTCTACAAGGATGAGTTTAGGTGGTGCAAATGTGATCACTAAAGGTAACTTCAACCTGTGGACAGACGGTAATGCAGAGTATGGAACTTCAGGCTCAACTCACCTTTCTGCTCAGACTGAGATTGATATCGCAACACTTGACTTTAATATGACATCTGAGTACATGGCTCTCGTTGCGCCTGACGGAAAGGTTGGAGGAGAGAACATTACAGTCACCGGTGATACCTTTTCAGGTCAGACATATCTCGGTGATGTTTTCTCTGGAACTGCAAAGGCTGCATACTCAGCGGCCATATGGCCAGATGTTAGTGTCTTAGATCCTGGGGATCTTGCTAAACTGGCCGCAGCCAGCCTGGATATAGTGACTGATACATTAGGAAACTCCAATAAGGGTATCTTAAAGATCGATGTAGATCCGGAAGAAAAGATCCTGCAGAACTTAGATCTGAGGGAGATGAGCACTGTAGGTGAAAACACATCCACAACATCTAAGCCTAGTAAGTACAGCTTAGAAAATACTCTAAACACTATTAACAACCTGGTGCCATAATGATTATTCGCAGAGACACTATTACAACTAGAGAAGTCAGGTCTAAGTTGAGGGAAAAGAACAACAGGAACGATGATCTGTTCATTTCTTTCTGCATATCTCTGGGAGTACTTGACTCTAACTTTAAGACTGCCGCGCCAGCAAGCATTTCTAGAATCATTAACAAAGAGCCTAAGGGTAAGTTTGGAACCAGGAAGTATGGACAAGGCACGACTGTAAAAGGTAAGTTTAAAGAAAGCCTGCAGCTAAATAGAATCATTCCTGAAAAGCAGTATAATCCAGTTAAAAAGACGGAGATCTTATCTGCAACTAAGCTGGCCAAAGGTGTGCCGTTAGCTAGATTTGTATCAACCAACGCCTCTTCACAGGCAACTCTTAATGATTTTCCAGATCTGGCTGATAGAAAGAATCTGGCCAAGCACTACTATATGTTTGCACAGATGATGAACGGCGCTGCTAACCTTAGGGACAGGTTCGGCGCAGGATACTCGATCTCTGTAACTGAAGGTCTATATCTACCCGAGACGACTGAGACATTAACCGCCGGAGGGATCAAGGATCTTGCAACTAAAGGTAGGGCATGTGTCTTTGAAGTCATGGACAGGAATGGTCTCAATGCCATCGAGAAGACATTTGAGCTGGCTGTGTACTGG